ATAGGTATAAACAGTAGTGGTTACAATTTACTTAAAGAATGTTACGACCTATGCACATCAAATAAAATTATTAACCTCAAGAATATTGATGAGGTAAAAGAACATGCATTAAAACTGAACGTAGTATAGTGGTATGGAATATAGTAATACTGGCAACAGTAGTTAGTGTTCCTTTCCGCTAATCAAAGCTATAATCAGTAGCAGAATAGAGTGCAGGGAGAACCTGCAACAGGTGATAACCTCATGAATGTCAACAATCAACCCATAGTGAACACTGCTACACATACCAATTCTTGAGATGCCCATAAGCAGAGAGTGACGAAGCAACGAAGCTGGCAGCCTCCCAGCGAGGCAGCGAGAAACGTACTGCTGGCGGGCAACGAAAGCTGTAGGGAGTGGTGACACGCAGCAACGAAACAAGAAACAGTTCCGCCCGTACCGTGGGGTAGGGCGTTTATATTTGATTGAACAAGTGACGCAGTGAGGCCAAGTGTTGCCACGAGTGATAAGACATTGAAAGGATAACATGTAATATTAATTAACAATCTATGGATACAGTCTATAAGATGAGCAAACGTTGGTACTGATAGCGTTTTAAAAAGTCGTAAAGCTAATGCATATTAATTATCAGACCTAAGCACACTAAGATAAACTCTATGTTGTATGGACATAACAACTCTATACCTTTAGATGCACTAGATGTGTAATGCCCTCCAACAGGCAAGTAGAAACGTTGGTATAGACTGTACAATTAGGTCCTTGTATTATAAAAAACTATGACTATCATGATAACTATGGAATTAGAAGAGTTATTAGAAGAAGCAGAGAATGGCAAACGTAGTGCTATACAAACCAGAATTACACCAGAAGCACAACCTTTTTGGGAAGGCTGTGAAGAACGTGCTAAGAATGGTAGACATGTAAAGCCTTATGTTGTATCAAGATTACTAAAAGAACATTTCAATATTAAAGTAAGTGAATCAGCGGTACGTAATCACTTTGAAAATTTAGCAGCTGATGCCTAAATCAGAAAAAGAAATTAACAAACTTATAGCTGAAGCTGAATCACATAAAATTCGTGAACTTAAAAAAGATAATCTTAGGTTACTTAAACAATTAGAAAAAGCTAAGAATAAAAAATCTGATATGATTGACGCTGTATATCAGGCAGTATCTACAAACCTACGGACGTGGGACAAACCTAAAATTCCTAAACCTAAACTACATAAAAAAACTAAGAACGAAGAAGTAGCTGTAGCTATATTAAGTGACGTTCAATTAGCTAAGGTAACTCCTGATTATAATACTTTAGTAGCTGAAGAACGTGTAGTTGAATATGCTAACAAAATAGTAGAGCTTACTAATGTACAACGTTCTGCACATCCAGTTAACAAATGCGTAGTACTAGCAGCTGGAGATATAGTAGAAGGTGAACTTATATTCCCAGGTCAAACACATCTTATAGATGCTAGTTTATATAACCAAGTAACTATTGACGGTCCTCGAATATTAACAAAATTTTTTGATACATTACTAGCAAACTTTAATGAAGTAGATGTTCATTGGGTTATAGGTAATCATGGCAGCCTTGGTGGTAGAGCACGTAAAGATTATCATCCAGATTCCAATGCAGATAGAATGCTTGGAAAGATTATGTCAATGATATATAAGGATGAAAAGAGAATGACATGGACTATACCTGATAGTACAGGTGATAACCATTGGTTCGACATTGCAGACGTAGGTGAAGGATGTAAGTTCTTTGTATGGCACGGTGATAATGTTAGAGGACACAGTGGATTTCCATGGTATGGCTTTGGTAAGAAGTTATTAGGATGGAAAGCATTAGCTAGTCGTGGCTTAATGCCTGACTTTGACTATGCAATTGCTGGACATTTCCATACACCTACAACTATGTACGTTAATGACGTAAGGTTATGGGTTAATGGAAGCACAGAAAGCTATAACACTTACGCATTAGAGCAGCTTGCTAGCATGGGAAGGCCTTGTCAATGGCTATTATTTGCTAAGCCAGGTGCTGGAGTTACTGCAGAATACTTAGTAAAGCTTGCAAACACTGACATATAAAGCATATAATATACATATGGATGACTTAATTGTCAAGTCTAACTGGAAATTACAGAGTATAGAGTACAGTGGTTTAGGTGATAAGCCACACTTTATATTAATGAATGACCAAGGCGATTTTAAAATGATACCAGTAACAAAAGGTATTCATAATTTAAGAAAGTTATTAGACTTAGAAAGAGAATAATACTTTATCTTTGTGTTCGTCACTACTGACTCTCACACAAAGATAAAAGAAAGAAGGGAATGTTATGGTAAATAACGTTGACTTGCTATCTCCTTTTCCACAGGAGTTAGTTCGTAAAGCACCCGCAGGTAAGTTCGGTGATTATGTGCCACATGCACATTACGTTGAACGACTAAGGGACAGTGGAATTAATTACAAATGGGAATGCGAACCAGTGTATAGTACACACAATGGAGAGAAGCGTATTGTAGGAGCCAAAGGTATTATCACATTAGATAATATGGGTAGTTACGTAGGCTTTGGTGATGTAGATACATTCAAGTTAAACAACGAAAAGTTTAACGATGGTAGCAATCTTAAAGACGCAGAGTCTGATGCATTTAAACGTGCATGCATGAGGTTTGGCCTTGGTGTAGAGCTATGGTCAGGTAGTAAGCAATCAGAAGAAGAAGCTACTTCAGATACTGAGCCAGAAGATAAGGTAGAAGTTACTAAAGTAGATATGCGTAAGAAAGAACACAAGCCTACTAAAGAAGATATCGAGCGTATGGAAGCTATTATGAATAGTATAGTCGGTGAAGATAGCAGCGATACAGCTGATGAAACACCAGAAGATGCACCATTCTAATGGGACAAGACTTATCATTCATAACTAATACAATAAAAACTATGACTGAATCTGTACAGAATACAGAAACATTACACAAGATTATTGGAACTGCTAATGAATACGCTAAGACTATGAAGTTTGCACAAGATAAAACTTATTGGTCTGATGAACAGTTAGATAAGTATCTAGCTATGATAGAAAAATTAGTAGACATGCCTGTAGAATATACACAAGATGACTTTGATAAGTTATCTCTCGAAGAAAAGTTGGACGCTGCAGGGTTAGCAGCAACTGACATAACTCCTGGACTGCAAGGTGCAGGTGATATGCTAGGAGGCATAGTGGAAGACGTACAAAAACAAAATAAATATCGTGACGATTTAGCATGTCCATTCTGTAAAGCAATGGTATATGATAATCGTAACAGTAAGAAGTCAGACAAAAGTCCTGACTTTACTTGTAGTACTAATGACCCAGTTGTATGTGGTGGACATACAGGTAAATGGCGTAAGTCATGGTGGTTAGATAACAGCGATATACCAAAGGAGTGGAATGTATGATACCAGAATCATTCAGAGATGAAGCAATACCAGCTTATATTAAAAGTAAGACACAGTTAGTTGCATACGTATTTACTAGATACATGGGAGAAAGTCCTATAAGTAACTGGGAGTTTGTAGCTGAGTTGTATTGCCATAGGTTCGGTGGAATTATACATAATCTTAGGCAGGAAGGTTATAAGATAACAACTTTACCTAGTAAGAAACGTGGACTTGTACATTATTATTGTACAGAAGTTCCAACAAAAACTTCTGCCATTAGCTAATGATAGAAATATTAATCGGTTGTTTGTTTCCCTTTGTACTAACAACCGATAATGTATTCGAATACAAGGAGTGTCTTGACACTGTCGAAGACATTGTTGTTGTACAGAGATACAGCAATATAGTATCTGAATACTTTAAAGAGGAAGACATCCCTCGTGCATTAAATATTATTTACTGCGAAAGTAGCGGCCGCCCGCAAGCTATCGGTAATAATACTAACGGTACCAGGGATGTTGGACTCTGGCAGTTTAATGATGACACATGGGCATGGTTAAAACCTAAGCTAGGTATAATAAGTGAACGTACTAACCCTGAAGTATCTACTGCAGTCGCAGCTTGGTTAGTGTATAATGATGGATGGCATCATTGGAACAGTAGTAAACATTGTTGGAAAGGAACTGATAATGATTTGTTGTGGAGTCAAACTAAACAGAGTATGCGTGGTAACTGACCAAGTATATTGTGATTATTGTGAGAAAGTGTGGGGACATGTAGATGACATGGCTTAACATAAACAAAATATTTAAAAAAGAAATAAATAAAATACTTAATCTTGTATGTGAAATATGTGGTATGAGTTACATGACAGATTTTACATTGGTTAAGTATTGTAATGATTGTATAGAAAAATTAGAAATGGAGATGGATAATCTTGAGTGGGAATAAACCATTTGATGTAAGTCGTGTAAACATATTTACACATCCTAAGTACATGAAAGTATGGGCTCAACAGTTTAATAAAGCATGTGGCAGCGATACGTTTAAGGTACAACCTGACATGGAAAAGCTCAGGTTCTTAATGGATAAATTCGTAACAGATTATAACTATCACTTAGAACAACTAGAAGGAGAAGAAGAGTAAATGGTGTATAACACTACAAGCACTAGATTCGTCAGTGCATCAGAGCTATACCACATCACGCCAGACACTACAAGAGTCAGATGGTACGAGTGGTTAAACGAAAAGATTACAGAGGCAGAGAAAGCAAATACATTTGGAGGTAAACGTTTACTAGGAGTAACAGATAAAGGTAATCCTATCTGGGTTACTATGATTATTAAACGTGACACATTAGATATGAACATAAAACTTTCACATGAATTAGATACAATACGAAAATCTAAGTTATGTCCTAGAGGTATTCGTATAGGTAATAATGAAAAGATTGGTAATATAGAACATGCTATGCGTCCTGCTACTAAGTCAGACCATGGCGAAGTAACACAACGTACATTAGATTATATAGAAAAACTTATTATGTTTAATGAAAGTAAAATACATTATACAAATGGTAAGTGTAATAGTTTAATGTTTATGAAAGCTGCACATTGTATATATAACGGCAGTCCTGAGAAGGGTAAATTTAGAGCACGAGATGTTATGAAAACATGGGACTTACCTAAGGGAAGTTACTTTATAATAGATTAATGAATGGACTATCAGAGATACGTGAAGAAGCAATGCAACGTGCTAATGGTCAATGTGAATGGGCATATTGCAATGATAGTAAATGGTTAGAACTTGCACATATACAGGGTATAGGTATGGGCGGTAATAAGAAACGTAAATTTGATATTAATAATGTAGCTATATTATGTAAGCATCACCACGATATATATGATGGAAGACAAAGAGTCGGAACTAGTGTAGCATATCGTGATTTACTTAAAGGATTTTTAAAAAGAGAACAGACTATCTAAACTATGGACGTTAGTATTACTTACCTAAGCCTAATTTTTTAAGTCCTTTATTAAAAGCTACTGCTTGTTTGTATGCTGAACGTCTAGTAACAAATGCTTTATCCATATCTTTATATGCTTGGTCAGTATTAAATCCCTCAGTTTTACCATGTCCATGTGTACCTATTAGTTTACCTAGTGACTTATACATATCATCAGCACGTTCACCTTTACGTAAAGCTTTATCACGTAATGATGTGTGTTGTTTCATACGTTGTTTTAGTTCTTGTTTACCAAGACCTGAATGTCCAGCACCTGTACTTTCGTAATGACTAGGCATTATGGATTTAACTTTGTTCCACGATTTATTAGGTTTCTATCTTCCCAACTTTTTAACCTAGCTTGACCTTTTGTCTTTCGACTTTTTAATGTTTTTTTAAAAGAACTTTGCAAAGCACTTTTTTTATTAGATGTTTCAAAACTACTAGCATATGCATTAGCATCATCTTTAGTTAATTTTTTGTAAACCCCTAAATTAAATTTTGGTGCAGGCATTACTTAGTAATTTGTTTCTTAGCGTATGTTTTAATAACTGCTAACGCAGCTCCACCACCAGCTAATGCTGCTAGTTGTAGTGTTTCTGCTTCTACACCAACTAAAGGTGCAACTGTTAACGCACCTATAAATGCTTCAACAAATGTCCAAGCAGTACGCTCTACCATATCTTTTAATTCTTCACTCATTTTATAACTCCATGCTTCATTCCAAGGAGTCCACGCAACGTCTTTCTTAAACGTCCCATCAGAATTTCTTTTACGTTTGAATCTATCAAACATTATCTATCCTTGTTAAGTATAGCACCTATACCTATGGCACCAAGTGTAGTAAATAATTTACCTTTACCTTTACCTTTGCCTTTAATTTTAGATAATCTTTGTAAACGTTCTGCATTTTTTTGTGCTTGTCTAGGTGTCATACCTTTTGAAACACCATCACTATATGCATCTTTTACACTAAATGGTTCATTAGATACAACAGCTTTAGGTGCATCAGGTGTAACAGAACTTACTTTATTACCTGATACTTTACTACCACCACTAAAGTTTTTAACTTCTCTACCACCTGGTGTTTTAAATTCTACAGCTGGTTTAGGTTGTAGTATGTTACCTTGTTTATCTAGACCTGTAAACGTAGGACCTCCTGGGTCTTTACTAGCTTTGCCTAATATACCACCTGTTTCTCCAAACATTGATTCACGAAAATCATAAGGTTGTGTTCTAGCTTCAGTACCACCTGTGTATAAAATTGGTTTAGGACTACCAGTACCAGCACCTTCACGTAATGCTTTTTCTACTGATGCTTGTGATTTAGAACTAGCTGATTGTGAATACTCACCATCTTTAAGTTTATCGTATGGTATTTCTCTAGATTCTAAACCTGTTTGAATAATTGCTTCTGATGATTTAATACCAGGACCTTTACCTTTAGATGTAGTAGGTAATGGTCTAGCATCTTCAATAGATAACTCTACATTAGTAGGGTCTACTCTACCACCATAAGCTTGGGTAACTCTTTTACGCATAGAACGGTCTTCATATGTTTCACCCATTGATTCTTGTGCTTTTTGTGATACTTGTAACTCTCTACTTAGTTCATTTTGTAATTTATTAATGTTACTACCTGCTGTCATTTCACCAACAGCATCACCAGATTTAATTGCTTTTTCATAATTAGATATTTCTGCATCTATTGCATCTTCAATTGCACCTTCTAAACCACGTTGAGGACTAAGTTGTTGTGATTGTTGACCAGCAAAAGGTATAGTATTTTTAGCACCTACATCACCATATTGTGTAGGGTTTGACATTGGACCACCTGCAGTAGAACCTTTTTTATTTGCAGCACCTGCAGAAAGTTGGTCCATTTCTCCACCAATAAAATCCATCTTTCTTTGTTTTCTTAAAGGGTCATTACCAGATGGGTTATATTCAGGGTCAGATTCTAAGTAATCAAAACCACCATCGTCATCATACAATTTTTTACTTCTAGGTAATTTCATTATTCATATCTCCTGCCGTCTAGTTTAGCAGACAAAGTTTGAACTTCACCACTTATCTCTTGTAATTTTTCCATAACGGTAGTTGATAGTATAACATCATCAGTTGATTTATTAGATACATTACTAATATCTACATCATAATCTATGTATGTAACTTCTACATTTTGTCCAGATTCAATAGCTGCTGCTACACGTGGGTATACAAACTTATACGCATCAACGCTACTGCCGATGAACCCATCTTTAGCTATACGATTGTTTGTTTGTGTGTTACCTAGTATTAAACAACCAGCTGTGTGCTCATCAGTGTTACCTGTATGCCACAGTATATACTCAAACCCTGGTACATCTTGTACATGTATCATACCTTTATGCATAGCACCATACTTACCTACATATCTATTATGAAATCCACCTTCAGTACGTAGCTTTAACTTGTATGTACCTGCAGGTATTCTAGTTTCACCCCAGACTTTAACATCACGTTGTTCATCTTCTAATGTATACGCAAGAAATGTACGTTTGTTATTATCTATTTCAAATAACAATCCTGATGTAGAATCTTTACCACTACTAACTCTTAATACTTCATACTTCATTTTTTATTGGTTCCCATACTGCACACCAACCATACGATGCTACTTCTTTAGCAAACTTAAGACAATAATTATTAGAGTAGTGCAGACAATTACTGCAGTACTGTCCAAGTTTAGGGCTATTGACAACGTATGCTCCAGGTAGTGCCATTACTTTTTCTTAATCTTTTTGGTTTTACCATTATGTGTACGTGCATAGATATGTGTTTTAGTAGTACGAATTACTGTACCTTTGTACGTTTTATCGCCCCATTTCCAACTTACTGTTCTTGCCATATTACCACTTAACCTTATCAGCCCAGTAAGCTGCAGACATTTTACCTCTCTTAATATTTTTAGCGTGTCTAGCTTTAAAAGATTTACGCTTAGCTTTAGACTTAGCGTCTGTTTTTTTACCTGCAGTCTTAGCACCTTGTTCGCCAAATCTAATCATCTTTATTTTGGAACCTTCTTTAGCTAATACTACATGTGATTTAGTAGCATGTTTAGGTGTACGTTTAGGTTTATTGTAACCTGAAAACTTTTCACCTCTATACTCTACTCCCATTATTTCTCCTTACAATTACCATGTTTGCAGTTGCATATTTGTACAAATGAACCATCTGATTGACTTGTAATCATACACATTATCTACTAACTTTCTTTGAACCACCTTGTGGTTTGTCTTTTCTAAAGCCTATAGTTAATAACCATATAGCTAATGTAATTATAGTAGCTAATCCTGTTACTTGTTGTGCTGAACCAGTTAATGTAAGCGTAGCAATAACTAAACCAACTAAAGTCCAACTAAGGTTTAATGTTTCCTTAATTATTTCTATAAACCAATTCCATATTTTTTTAATCATAATGTTTTCCTCATTACAAATGCTGCAATACTAACTATTCTAGTCAAAATAACTGGCACTACAACTTCTTGTGCTTTTTCTCTTTGGTCCTGAGTCATGTCATCACCTATGGTTGATAGGTTTATGTCTTGTATATCTACATCTACAAATACTTCTATTGGATTTTCTAGGAATGCTTCGTACTGTACTTCTGTAACAACGTCAGCTAAGGTGTAGTCTTCTACGTCTGCATTTTCTACAGCTCTTTCCACGTATTCTTCTACAGCTTCTGCTACTACAGTATCTGATTTAATAGCCTCTGCAACGATAGCAACATCTTCAGTTTCAACTTGTAGTACTTCAGCAACAACCTTAACTTGCTCCTGTGTAAGCTCTTCAACGTTATCAATGGCCTCCTCAACTACAGATTGTACTATTTCTTGTACTTCTTCAGTAGCTTTATCTAAATTTTGTACGCCAATATCATTGACTTCTTCAAGAACTTCTACTACTTCTTCGGTGGTAGCTTCTTCAACAACGATATCTTCAACGATTTCTTCAACTTCAGATACTGCAATAACGACTTCTTCCTCAGAAAGTTCTTCTGCAAGTTCCTCCTCAACATCTTCCTGTATTGGCTCATCCAAAACTTCCTCGATGATTTCTTCATCTTCCACCACAATAACAATGTCATCTTCTATAACCTCCTCTTCTATAATAAGTATAATATCTTCAGGTATATCTAGTTCTATTATCTCTTCAACAATTTCAATAAGTTCTATTGTATCTTCTATCTCTTGAATAACATCTACAAACTCTTGTATTTCTTCTTTAGATAAATCTTCTAGGTCAATAGTGCTATCCTCTAGCTCCTCAAGTATAAGTAATTCTTCTTCAGCATCTATCTCTTCAGCTTCAATAGCAGCTATCTCTTCTTCCGTGAGCTCAATAACTTCCTCTTCAATAAAAACATCTTCCTCTGTAAGGGTGTCATCTCCAAGTATCTCTTCGTCCAGCTCATCATCTATCTCTTCTTCGACAATATCAACAGTGTCATCAGGTATGTCAGTGCAATCACCAGGTTGATAACCGAACCAATCTCCACTTTCTACCGCCTCAAGGTATTGCTTATACGATAACGGATTGTCTGGATGTGGACATCCATATTCGTCCCAAGCAAGGTACGTAGTAATGTTATCTTCGACCACATCTTCCGCTTTAGGTAATGTAGTTGGAGTCGTAGTCGGTGTAGTAGTCGATGACGTGGTGCTAGAGCTTGTTGTCGAACTAGATGTCGTTGTATCAGGTACATAATCATAATCATATTCTACACTAACTACTGCAGTTAAGTCACTTACTGTATCACCTGTATCATTTCTTGCTTGTATCTTTGCATAGAATGTAAGCGTAGTTGTTTCAAACTTTTCGTATATATATTCAGGAGTAAAGTAATAAGTCCTCCAAGACAATGCTTCATTAAAACCAAAGCTAGTATCTATAGAGTAATCTGCTGCTTGGTCATCATCACCAAAGTATAACCTATAGTATTCAGGTGGGTTAACTTCTAATGCATCTGACTCCTGCCAAGTAAGTTCTATCTCTCCTGTTTCATTATCAACAGATATGTTTATACCATAAGGCATTTGTGTTTCTGTGTGATAAGCATAAGCAGGTGTAGTAACTAATAAGAAAGCTGCAATTAAAGATAATAACTTTTTCATATCTTACACGCATCTCCGCAGTCATCATCAAACTCTTGTGATGTATCTACGAATACAGGGTTGTCTGTAAACATATCGTCAGGTAATGTAAAGTCATCCTCCATTACATTAAATTGTTTATCAGCACCACCAATGCAGAGATAGCTACAAGCCACCCACTTAGTTCTTGTCTTGAAATCTTTTGATTAACTTTTTCGTGTAACTCATCTATACGTTTATTAATAATTTTTTGCCCTTCCAATATTAAAGTAAGCATTTCTTTCTGTGTAAAACCATTGCCATTAGGGGAGGTCATCGCCAGTCCATTCTTCAAACTCAGTGTCCCATTCATAGGTATACTCTTGATAGTTAACTAATTTTTTTAAATAAAATATTAAATCTCTTATACAATAACCTAAAACAAATACAATTACAAAGTCCATAAATCGGATTATAGCATAGAGAGTTATGACTTCCTATTTTTGTCAAAATTTTTAACAGTATGATTGTAATGATTAGTATGTGTAGCTTGAACAGATTGTTGTTGTCTTATATAATTATCAGTACTTTTTTGTGTAGCTTCATTAACTTCTAATTCAAATGTATCATCTATAGGTACAACTGACATATGTATTAATGGAGTACCTGCTGTTACTTGTAATACTTCATTTTTTTCTAAAGGTCTATTCATTTCAAATGGAAAATTAATACCATTAAAAGCATCAGTTCTAACTAAACCTGATAAAAATTTAATAGGTCTATCTTCATCATGCCAAAATGGGTCATTAAATATTACTGCCCAACCAGGTGGAGTTTCAAATTGCCATGGTGATACTAACTTAAATACTCCTCCTAATGGTAAAGGTTCTACTGGAGCACCTTCTATTTGTTGTTGTGCATGACTTTCAATACCAACACCAGGATGTCCCATAGACCAATACACTTCTCCATCTTCTTCTATAAATTGCATCCATGACCAAGATGGCATTATATATCCATAATTAATAATATCTTTTATAGCAGGACAAGTTTTAATATTACCTGCACTTCTTAAATCTTCGTTAACTCCTTCTCTTTTTATAGTTTTCCACCATTTAGGAGGTGCTTCTCTTGCAGGAATTATAGGATGTAAATCTGTAATAAAGTTAAATGTTGGGTCTATAGGTGTTACTTTTAATTTCATAATATATTTTTAGGCCTTCTTTTTAATACTGTATTAAATACTTTAGTTATGTTATGTCTGACTGTAGCAATATTTTTAACTTGTTGTACCATTGATAACATATTATCGTTCATTATTTTATAAGATATATTTACAGGTTTATTAAAAAATACAAACATCATAGGTTTATCTATATGCCATTTAAAAGAAACCATAGATTTATTATCTATTACTTGTATAGAAAAGTTTAAAGTTCTACTCCAATTGTATATATTAAATGAACCTGGAATAAATTTACAATTATTCATTTCAATGTCAGTGCCAGGTAAAAGATTAATTTCAATATCTTTTGTATCTGTAAAAAATATATAAGGCATATTTATTTGTATAGTAATAATATCTTTATTTTTTTCTATTTGAAAACTTAAAAAATTGTTTATTTGATTAGTAAATTTATCGGAAGTATTAGTGCTTGTTGAATTAGCATTCATTTGATTTGTTTTAGGATTGTAAATAAATTCTAAATCTGCAGGTGCGTTAATTGCATAAAGTCTAGTACTACTAACAGATACAGCAGGACAACCATGTGTTGTTTCATTATAAACATAAGGTTCATTAAATATACTTAATGCTTCTTTGTATTCATCTGATAATGAATATACAACTTCTGATTTTTTTAATCTATTAAATAACATATTCCACCTTTTAATTTTTATTCTGGGGGTGTTTCAGTAACTAATACCCATTGTGTGTTTTCTTCGTCCCAGTCCCACCATTGATTTGCAGCATCTATTTCTGTATCAGGTCTAGCAACAGGAGGTTCCCATTGCCAAGTTTCTGTATTAAAATTCCAACTAGGAAATTGCTGCTCAGGTTTAGTTTGTTTTGCATCAGGATACCATTCATCTCCTATTTCTACATAGTTAAGGTCATCTACTACAACAAATGTATCATCAGGATATATTTCGTCTTCAGCAAAATTATCTAAGTTATCACCAATATAGGTATTTTTTACTTTATTATCTGTGCCTATTCTTACAATCATTACAATCTTTTAATTTTTGTTATAGGATTAACATTACCACCAATAGTAGGTTGTTCATATGTTAACCATTTAACGCTTCCTTTACTACCAGAACCACTTGAATTAGTATTGCAGTCATTTTTTCTACCCCCACCGCCTGCACCATAACCATTAGCAGCTCCAGGTGGGCATCCACCGTTACCACCAACATTAGTATTACCTACGTCACCACCGCCACCACCACCGTAGTAGCCTTGATGACCTCCTCCTGCACAATAATCTTGTCCATCAAAACGATAACCATCGCCTCCATCTCCACCTTCAACACCATTATCACCAGTTAAATCAGCACCCATTCCACCGCCACCGCCACCACGATAACTTGAACTTTGTCCTGAACCACCATTTCCACCTGTAAAACCTGTACCACCTGATGGATTACCACCCCAAGAACCAGCACCTGCACCACCACCGCAGCCACCAGCAGTTCCTGTGTAACCTTGTGTTCTACCTCTACCACCACCTTGTGCAGCTATTGTGTTGTAATTACCACCTTTTCTATTACTATCAAATAATTTACTACTCATTCCATTTACATTTGTAGCACCACCGCTATTTCCATCATGAAACCCACCTGTGTTACCACCGTTACCAGCATTACCTATAGCAACGTTTCCTCCAGCAGCATCAAATTGTACACCTTCAAAAAATACACCACCACCTGCTCCTCCTCCACCAGGACGCCAAGCACCACCACCACCTCCGCCACCAACAACCATCATTTGAAATTTAGTATTTTTACTAGGTACATTAAATGAACTGTTATTAGTGTGAGTAAGATAAGTAGACATTGCTTTCGCATTAAGGTCGTTACCTCTTGTTAAATGTGGTGTTACACCATCTTGTAATGCAAGTCTTTTAAAACCCATATTATCTCCTATTTAATTATGAAATTTCAGTACCAAAAGCATTGAATGTTACATTAGCATCAGAAGAACCAACAGATATTTCTGCACCTGCTTGTAAGGTTATTCCTAATGTTAATGTAATTGTATCGTTAGCTGCAATAGATGTATCGTAAGCAAGATAATCTGTAGTTGCAACTCCACTGTTATCAGATTTAGTTGCAATACGGAATGTATTTGCTGCGTTTTCTCTATTACACACGACAATGCTGGATACTATAGCTTCAGTGCTACTAGGAACTAAATACAAAGCTACATCATTAGCTGATGCGTCTGCTATTTGTCCAAGTATTTTATATACGTTTGCCATTGTTCTCCTATATTATCATATATTTTCTTATGCACCTAATAATAACATTTCATCCACATCTAGGTACTGTAATGCGAAACCTGTATCAGACCATAACATTAATTGTAAATCTACATTTATTGCTCCGCCTGCTTCAGGTAGTAAATCTATATCTTCGTCTATAGGTAAGTTACCAATAGTATCTATACCTAGACTACCACCTTCTTTCATCATAATTAATATACTCATTATGCTCCCATTAATAAGAAACTGTGAATATCTCCACCGCCACCTGATGAATATAAGTTTATAGCACCTTGTCCACCCATACCGCTATGATTAGAACAGTAATAGTAAAGTGTTGATGTAGCTCCTGCTATACCTAAAGTTTCAGGTGTAATTTCTATAGTTGTAGAAGCACCTGAACTACCTGGTGTACCTGCAGTTGTAACGTTTGTTGTAAACTCTGAGCTACCTGAGTTATCTGCAGTTAATGAAAACTTAAAGTTGTGTCCTGACATTGAGCTGTCAGATGTATCAAACTTATATTTAAAACCTATCTTGAATATAAAATTAGATGACCTAGTTCCTGCACCTGTATCTGTTCCTGATAAAAAGTAAAATACATTTTGCGAACCTGAACCATCATCAGCTACTTTAATTGTTATAGGTACAGTAAGTGTTACTGCACCTGCTGATATATTGTCTATCTGTGTTTGTATATCAGAAGATACACCATCTAATCTTTGAAATTCAGTATTACTAACAGAGCCATCTCCAATATTAGAAGCATCAGTTAAAGATGTTTCAGCAGCAGTAATTCTATCATTTTGGTCTTTTATATGGTCTGCTAATACAGCCATACGAACAGTTGTTCCAATTTGATGGTCAGGTGGAGAAGATGCACTATATCTACCTTCTACATCTCTGTCCATTTTAGTAATGCCTGTACCAGAAGAAGCTTTAATTAATACAACTTCTCTGTTTGATGCTTGGTCAGGGTCTATTACTAAAAAATAATGTGTACTGCTATTACCTTCAGTAGCAGATATAGTTGTTGTACCATCAGTTGTAGGTGCCGCTGTTAATGTTGTTGTTTCACTACCACTAGCTAATAATGCAGCTAATGTACTTTCATAAAAGTTAACTATTTTTGTTTGTCTATTTGCCATTATGCTCCGTATCTCATTATACCAAATGCTGCAATACCTGGTACATGTATAGACGTTACATCAGTAAGTGTACTCTGTCTAGTACCACGCACAGTTATTATAGCAAAAGTTGTATCACTTCCTTTGTTATTGTTAGAAATAACTGGATAAGTTATTTGTTCAATAACACCACGTATAATTTCTTTAGGTTGAAATAATTCTAATGTAATAGAATCACCTTCTTTATCACGTAATGCTGAATATAATTTGTCACCTAAACCTTTAACTGTTATTGGAGTTCTTCCAGGTCTTTCTACTCTATCACTAATATTGATAGGTATTTGTGCAACTACAAGTTCTGGTCTAGCTAATGCACGAAACTGCACAGATTTTACTTTAGGTGTACTAACACCATCACTTGATTTTAAAATAACTTTACCAATTATATATCTAGATACTTCTGCTATTTGTTTTTCAACATCACCAGTACCAGATGCTTGTGTAATTGCAGTAGTAAATGTAGCTGTTTCAGGATTATCTAAATCTTCAAACTTTGTTGTATATTTTAAATCTACAGAAGTATTAGAAGATAAAGCAATTGTTGACATTTCTGCACCTACAAACTGTTTAGATTCAGCTGTAAAGAAATCTGCAGCAGATAACATTAAATAACCTTCTGATTCATATGTAGATGTTTCTTTATATACATCAGAACCTGATACACATATTAAAAATTTTCCATTACTTTGTACAATTCCAGTTACAAAACCATTACCTGCTGTTTGTAAATCTCTAGCTATACCACCTGTTGGTAAATAATATCGCCACAGATTTGTCTTATTAGTTGCTTCTTTAATACCAATATATACACTATCTCTTGATACAAACATTGATTTAGGTGTTGTGTCAACAGCTGTTATCCATTCTTTTATTAATTGTCTGTTAGCTAATACATATAAATTATCTGCAGCAACAAGCTCTAATCTATATAAACGTCCTACATTTCTAGATACTTCTTTAGTACCAATAAAAACAATACCTTCTGTAGCTGCGATAGAATGTATTTCTTCAAAAGGTATTTTTGTTTGACCTTGATTAACAAATACAGTACTAGCTAATTTAAATGAATACACAGTACCATCTGTGCTTGCAGCCAATACTGCTGCTCCACCATCAACAATATTTGTAAAACTATGTGTAGGTTCTACTTCTACTATGCTATCTGCATCAGCTAAATTACCTACAACCCATGCATCAAATGGACTTTTTTCCCAAATGTATTCAGCTGTACCATCATTACCTGTAATCCATAATCTATTTTTTACATACCATACACCTGTTAAACCACCAGAACTAGATTGTGCAGTAGTTAATACAGTATAAGAACTACCATCATATTTAATTAATTGTGAACCAGATGTAGTATTTGCAGTTGTAGCATAAAATCCATTACCAAATGCAGCTATACCAGTAAAGTTATGTGTAGCACCAGATGTAGTAGCATCTATAGTAGTCCAGTTAGTACCATCATATTTGTGTATGTTTGTAGTATCAGTAACATAAATGTGACCATTAGTTGTTTGTGTTACATGATTATTAGTACCACTAAATGATTTATTTTGTACAAGTGTTGTATAAAGCAAATGCAAATTATAAGAAGTTTCATCATCACCATGAAATACATCTACACCTTTACTATCCCAAAATCTATTTACATCATCAGGTTGTCCATCAGCTCTATGTGCTGTATCTAATCCTTGCCCTGCACTAAAATTATTTCTTGAATATATACGACCTAAGTTAGATGTAAAGTCTTCAGGATTTTGTTTAACATTAACTTGTTGTCCTGATTGTACATCAGACGATTGTATAGTCATTTGTCTATCAGGTGATATAGCTGTACGTAATAATAAATTATCTATTTTTAAATCATATCCATATCTTTTAGGATTACGTATTGTTGTAGTATCTGCAACTCTAGGCATCATCAACTACTTTCAAAGGATGTCCTTTATGTACAGGTGAATCTAATTTTGTTCCCATATTTTTACGATTTCTATCCTGCCATACAGGCATAATATGAGCTATGCTTTTGGGTTTACTGTAAGGACCTGGCATTATGTTGGGTAAAGTATGCTATTAAGTTGTACTGGTTCTGGATATTTAGACCTTAAATTACTTCTAGCTTGTTGTATTAATAACTGTTGATATCTTAATAAACCTTGTCCTATACTATTTGAATTACCTACAGGATTTACAGAAGTTTCTAATTGTTCTGTTATGTATGAAGTATTAAGTTTAGATATGTCTTTACCAGCAACTAACTGTGCAGCTACACCAGTCATAACAATAGGTTCATATTCTTCTTCTAATCCTATAGAAACTAAAGTATTTGCTTCTGCAGTAGGAGCTATAAATTTCTTTTTAAATGTTACAAAAACAGTATGACCTGCTGATATACCTACAAATTGTACTGCATGTACAACATCAGGTCCTGTTGTATATGTTTTAGTTCTTTGTGTCGATGTATCATCTGTGTACACAAAAGGATTAGGAAGGTCAATCATTTCTATAGCTACACCATTGTATTTAAGACCTGTTTGGTCTGAACCTGCTTGCCAATCTGTGTATTGTGAAATAGATTTTAATGGTGCTACTAAATAGTTATAACTATCTCCATCACTACCATGTGTACCTAGTAGTTTATAACCAGTACTAGCAGTAAGTTCTATAGTTTCTACAGCAAATAACGTAGGATATAAGTTTTTAATTTGGTCAGTAACAGCTTCATATACATTTTTACGAGGAAATGCAGGTGCTATTTTAATCATAGCTCCAGCACTATGTGCGGCAGCTGTAGTACCACGTTGTCCACGTTTAACAATTATACTATTTTCTACTGTATTGACAGAAGTTGTATACATTAATTCTTGTCCAACTTCTACGATAGCTCCAGCTTCTAATGCATCTTCTTCTTCAACAGAAAACAAGTTATCATCATAAGCTATGGTTGTAGCAGATGCGTCAATACCACCAGTAATATACGAATAAGATTCTACTTTATCTACAGGTTCTAGGTATTCTCTGTATACCCTATCAACTAGGTTACCTACTGTGGTACTCACAAGGCCTCCTAACTTTGTTTAAATATTAAATTTATTGTTCTATCGGCTGCTTCAGAGTTACTAGACGTTACTCTTAAAAACCCAGGAGAAGCAAAAGCCCAACCACTAGGGTCAACTCTTACTACATTTCCTGCTGATACTGTATATGATACTTCAGTACCATCAGTTTCTACTACGTCATACCATGTTGTTCCATTAAATGAAAAATCAAATGTTACTGTAGCTCCAGTCATTGCTGCTGGAAATACAATACCAGATAGTAATAAACCATCACACTGTGCAGCGGATGAGTTTACAGCATTGTCTGAAATGTCGATTAAAATTTCTTTTTGTAATTGCATATCTTCCTTACTATAGCAGAAGAAAAGGGCAGGTGGTGGATACCCACCCTAATCTTCAAATTTGTTAAGCTACTTTGTCTATCTTTAAATGGTATGACGGTGGACCGAAGTCGTAAGCCATTTCCATATAGATACCTTTAGCAATCTTAGCATCAGCATTTTGGTCAATATCTCTTACGAATACTGTTCCGTATCCAGGGATATTTGTAAAGACTGGCTGTATAAAAGCAAAGTCTAAAATAAATGCTTCATTAGCAGGCATGATATTAGGGTCAATAACCATCATTCCAATCTGTCCGAATGGAGTAACAATTACGTCAATATCAATACCAGCAAGGTTTCTATCTCTAGGTAAGATAGCACCTGTGATTCCAACAGAACCAGCTAGTAATTCTTTGTTTAAATCCAAAAGTTGTTTTGGAGTTACGCAAAGTACAGGCTGTACCATTGGAGCATGTGCATCATACAATCTCTTAAGAGAGTTAGCGATAGCATCCCAAGATAATACTTGAGCATCACCTGTAGCACCGTTACCAGTTGTACCGTTCCAGTATACGTTTCCGCCTACAAATGTAGGTGCAACTGTATTGTTTGCATTTGCATTAAGAGCAACGTACTCAGAAAGACCACGCATTTCTCTAGTACCTGAACCAGGTGTAGCGTGAGCTCCATCTGCATAAGTACCATTGAATGCGAACCATTCTACTTCTCTAGCTACTTTTTCAAGAGCCAAAGACATTTGCTCTGCAAACTCATCAACGATTGGATTAGAACCAGCTAATCCTAATAGTGCTGCGGCACTTGTTGTACCATCACCATCAGATGAAACTACAGGAGTGATTCCTCCTCCAGCTGCATTGATGTTAAATGAGTTTTGATGCTGATATGTTGCCATAGCTGTGTAAGTCATCTTGACACCTTTATGGAATATCTGTGTCACACCTGTGTACGCAACTCTATCTCTTCCAAGATATTCAGTTGGTGCACCACCTTCTGCACCTTTACCAGGTTCAGAAGATACTGTGTGTGAGTCAGCAGCTTGGATTTGCCAGAAAGTAGATTGTAAAACCTTACCTCCGTTCAAGCCACCTGTTGCAGATAAGAAAGGAGTTCTTTGACCACCTACACGGAATAGCTCTCCCGAAAAGTTGTTAATCTTTTGGGAGTAAAGTGTGTCACCAGTCAGCGTTATTGCTGCCATGATTTACCTCCGTATATGTCGTATTAAATTCTTTTACTTATTTTTCTTTTTCGTTGTCCATAATGGTTAATTTAGCTCTAAGAGAATCTTTTACTGAAGCTCCTTTTAAAGCTTGAACTAATTCATCATTGACAGACATTGGTACATCTGAACTAGAATTTGCATCAAGTGCAGCTACTCTAGAACGTGCATCGTCTTGGACTATTGGTTCAACTACAGGTTGTGTTACTTCCTGGGCTAATCCGCTAGATTCCCAACCATACTCTTCTTTAGCAAACTGTGAGATAGATTCTGTATCAACAGGTCCATCATACACTTGTTTTAACGCCTTACCGAAACCTTTGTCAGTAGATAATCCTAAATTACCGAAGACATTGTCTATTTCCTTATCTTTATAAGAAGCTAGTTCTGCCTCAAGTTTTTTGATAGCATCATCTTTTCTATCAATTGTTTCTCTCATTTGTTTTACACCGTTATCTGGTGCATCAAATTCTTCCATTTTGTACCTCCACTATGTGTTAACCTATCAGACAAGACCATAGGCATCTTGCCGTGGTGCTACCTTAAACACTTGACTTATCTCTCTGGTAGCTAAAAGCTATAAGTCCATTACTCTACGGTTTTTAATACGAGCTTTCAACGTAGGCTTCGAAAGCTGAGTGCAGGTCTATTAGCGGACCACGCAACGCTTAAACTTATTATACACTAATCGGCTGTAAGTCCAATTACTTCATCACCTTTTTTAGCAGCACCTAATGTCAATCCACCTTTAGATTGAACTTCTGCTTGTATACGTTGTAATCTTTGCTGTGCAGATGTATCACCTAATGCAGCATCTTCTAATGTATTTATATTTAAATCTCTACCCACAGATGAAGCTTGTGATATAAAGTCAGAAGCAGTACCGTAGATACCTTGAGCTTGTTCTTGTGTAAGTCCAAGGTTTCTAAGTTCTTGGAACCTACCAAATGTTGTAGTAAATCCTCTAGATGATGCTTCAGCTTGTAATTGTAATGTTGCTATTTCTCCAGCTAATATTTTGTCTTGTATTTTAGGATTAATTAAAGCACCGAATATAGTAGGTGCATCAAGTTTAATATTAAATCTATCTCTAAATAGTTTTTCTACTTCAGGTATTTGGTCTTTAACACCACCGTATACCATATCAATTCTAGCTTGAAACTCTTCAGCAGATACAGGGTCATCTGTTTCAAAACCTGTAGCCATATCTTCAAACTCATCTTCAAAATCTGTAAAATCTTGTATACCTACTTCAGCTAATGTTTGTTTATAAGAAGCTTTAGTACTTAGAAATGTCATTTCATCCATAACTAATGTTCCATCATCACGCATTAATTTACCAAAGTTATCTTTCCAAGCTTTAGTTTGTCTAGTAGTACCTATAGCAACATCAGGGTCACCTGATTTTACCCATGCTTTTGCAAATTCATCTATAACTTCATCAGGTAAAAAATTATACAAAGATTGTGCAAGTGTAGTTCCTTCTGCTATTGACCTTCCACTATCTTTTGGTTTAGGACTACTGACTGTTTCTCCTTGATATTGCTTAGCAATACCTGGATTACCATTAGCATCTTGTCCTGGGTTAATGTAATCACCAGTGTCTAAATAAACATCTTTTTCTACTATTTGTCCTGGTCTATATTTAAAAATAGATTCATTATCTACTTCTTTATTTGTTGGTCTTCCTAATGTATCAAACGCCATTATCCTACATAACTCCTACTAGGTACTATACCTTTACCAAATGTATCCATCATTGCACCTGCTAAATCATTCTTAACTTTTTGATTACCAGTTTTTAAACCATAATTTCTTAAACGTTCTAGTTCCTGACCACTATCATTCATTTTTATAATTTCATCAAGTAATGGGTCATTAGATTTTAAATCTTGCCCTAATACAGATTTAGCCATTTGTTGTTTAGATGCAATAATTTGTTGCCAAGATATATCTTCATCATACATATTGTAAAATTGAAATCTAGTTTTCTTTAGTTTGTTAATTAAACTTTCTCTAGCACCAGCATTGTTACGTATATTGCCAGCTTCTTCTAATATGTTATATGTAGAATGTAAATGTTCTGGTAAATATTGGTCTAATAAATCTTGTACATCAGATTCACCTACTTTAGTAGTAGCTACTTCTATACCTTCTAATGCATTTAGAATACCGTTATCTAATATAATATTTGCAGATGGGTCGAATATACCATTCATTTGTTCTAATGCTTCTGCTTGTGAATAAAATCCATTGTTTGTTTGAGTTGCTAAGTAATCTATAACAGATTCAGGTAGTTCACTACCATAAGATTTAGCAGCTGTTTTTGTAAATAAATTTTTGTAACTTGTAAAGTTCTTTTCAAACTGTAATGGGTCAGTATATTTCATTCTTTCAGAATCAATTTGATTTTGTGTTACACCTAAATCTCCTAATATAACACCGTATTCATCTAATTTTTCTACATTTGCTATAGCAGCTTTCATATCTCCACCAGTTGCAATTAACTCTGAAGTTACTAATGCAACATAATCATCATTAGATAACAACCTAGAAGTAATTCTTTTTCTATTTCTTTTAACAGATTCTGCAAAGTTTTGAGCTATCTCTAAAGCATCTGCACCTTCAGGTAAATCTAATGCACCAACAGGAACACTAACTAATATATCACTATCTAAGAAACCTTTATTAAAATCCTCTTGTGATATGTCAGCTCTTATACCTGCATCAACTCTTGCTTTAGCTTCTATATCGTCACCATGTTTACCTGTATCTCTTTTAGGAGAGTTAGATATATCTCCAAGTAAAAATGTATCTGGTAAATCTAATATGTAGGTGTAGTTACCCATATCTATAGCTAACTTATAACCTTCTCCAGTTACATAAATTATTTCTTGACCTTCATAATCACCTTTAAAATTATCGTAATTGTAACCGTCAGATTTATAATCTTCTATATTTTCTTGTGTTGGGTCAGGCATTATTTAAACGCTCCAAATACATTCTTAATTTTATCTTTCATTGGGTCTACAATAGGTGCAGATGCTTTTGCAATCATACTACTTGGTAATAACTCTGAACCTTTTGCTGCTACTTCTATACCATCAATTAAAGAATCTACATAATAATCTTCTTCTAGTTCTGGTATAGCATCTCCATAACCAGGTACATATAAATCCATTACAGCTCTACCAGTAGTATCAGCCATTTTTTTTCCTGCAATTCCTGCACCTGCAACTGCTAATCCTGCTATTGCAGAAGCAGCTAAACCGTACATTTCTCCTTTAAACCATTTAGTAGCTACACCTTTTAATCCTATTTTTCCAAATGCAACTTCTAATGCTTCAGATACAGGGTCAAGCCATGCAGCACCACCTCTAGCTAATACTCCACCTAATACTCTTGGATTTATATTATATTGTTTTGCATAATCATCTACTAAATCCATTTTAATTCCAATATTTTTAGCAATGTTATCTACAGCTCCACCTAATTTTGCATTCTCTAATTCTTTAACAATTTCTTTTTCTTGATTTAAAGATGTTAATCCACCAACTTTTTCTTTTTCTCTATGAAACCAATAAACTTTATCTGGGTCTATATCTAAATTAATAGATTTGTTTAAAGAAGATTTAAAGTTTTCTATATTGTATTGTTTAATTATTTCTGAACCTTTAACTTGTGTATACTTTTTACTTTTCCAATCAGTAAATTTAGCTACATTATCTACTTCTCTAGAAGTACGAACATTACCACGGTTTCTAAAATTGTCGTCATTTCTATTTTCTCCAGTAAATGTAGTATATTGTATCTTGTCTTCTTCAGCCATTATCCTCCAAACATATATGCAACCATATCATTTTGCATTTGTCTAACCTTTCTACCTTCTTCTACAGCATCTATTTGCTTACCAAATTCATCTTCTACCTGTTGGGCCATAATATCTTGTGGAGAATCTGTACTAAACATAGATAAGTCTATTACTTTTTCTGCACCATATTGGTTAGCTAATGCTTGTCTATCTGTATCTAATTCTAAATATTCTGGTTGTGATTGCATGAAGTTTGCATCTTGTAATTGTTGTGCTTTACTTCTAGCTTGTGCAAATGCTATAGAGTAACTATCAGCAAAGTTAGTAGACCATTCGTCTAGTTCTTCTTCAGTAGCACTTCTACCTAGTTTGTTTTCAAAGTATGCATCTACCATATCTTCTAATGCAGATTTATTAGGTGGTATAAATTCTTTAGCTAACTCTTTAGCTATCTCTGCTTCTTGTACTTCATCTAAAGTATCTTGTTTCTTAGCAAGTTCTTTTAGTGCATGATTAAATATATTTCTATGTACATCCCATTCACCGTAAAGGTTTTGTGATTCACTAAAATATACAGGGTCTTCTTCTGATATAGCTTTGTATAACTCAGTTCCTGGTACAGCATGTATATTTTTATCTGCCCAGTTCATTACATACATAATTGATGCACGTAATTTCTCAGACATTTCACCTTCACTTTCTGCAAAGTAATTGTCTGGTACTAAATTATTGCTAGTTAAAAAATCTTGAAACGCTTTTTTTTCATCAAAAGTAGAAAGATTATCAAGTATATCACTTACTTTTGTACCTTTAAAATGACCAGAAAATGGCATAAGAGGTTGTTTACCATTAATAAAAACTGCAGTACCATCATCATTAAATGCAGGTCTAAGTGGTGTTTCACCTGTCATTAAATTAAAATAAGCTTGTGCTTGTATATTGCCTTGTAATTGTTCTTCTTCAGGTAGACTTGCAACCCAATTAAATATATCTTCTTCAGTAGGAGCAAAACCAAATTTTGTACTTAACTCGTTATATGTTTCTTCTTCTATACCATATGTTTCTAATTCTGTTATTTGTGCATCTCTACCAGATACAGCTGAAGGTACTTGTGATTGAAACTCTTGTCTACTTGGTTGAGGTGTAGTTGAAGCTGTTTCTACTTTTTGTTCTACAGTAGCTGCTACTTCTTTAGCATTTACTGCTTGTGTAAATGGTTTACTATTCCACCATTCCATTACTTCTTTTGCGTCTTCTTCAGATATAAACTCAACTGGTGGTTCAGGCATATCCTTAAAAGCTACTTCTAAAAACTCAATCCAAGTTAATGGAGAATCTTTTCCTATAGATTTATTTATTTCTAAACGTTTAAAAATTTTTTTAAATAATACTAAATTCATTTTATCCTTCTGGGAAGTAATCTAATACTTCTTGGTCATCTCTATATAACTTTAACATAACTCCTGTCCACACACCCCAAAACTCTGGGTATTCTTCAATTACTCCATTAGCTGCATTAGCAACATAAATCCTTAAAGCTTTAGCTCTAGGGTCTTCTGATTGTAACCACCAATCAGGATTCTTAGTACTAGAGTATTCAATAGATAATGCTGTTGCATAATCCCAATGTTGCATTATAGCAGCAAAACCTTTACCAGAATCAAGCTCTAATATTGCTGGGTTATTAAGCCATTGTTGTTTCATCTCAGTAAATATATCATCTGTAGATGGTGGATTCATTTGACCATATTCTTCTGATTGGAAACCAGGTAAAGCAAGTTTTAATTCATTTCTATAACTACGTTTAAATATAGTTTTTTGTTGTGATGTTAATGTTTCCATTGCATCTATTTTCTTTGTAAACGTTTTATACCTAAAGAAACCTAGTGTATCATTTACAGCTCTACGATATTGGTCAGGGCTTAACAATGTTTTATCTACAACAATATCGTCATATCTTTTTTCTTCATAAGGATTATCTATATTTAAGTAGTAACCACTTACCTTTAAACTATCAAATATTTCTGGATTATCTTTTTGAAAGTTTTGTACTCTAACACTTGTAGGTTGTTTACCTACTTCTGATTGTGACCTAGGGCTCATCATATATGGATGTTCTAATCCATATAGTTCTAAATATTCATTATATGTAGCTATATCATTACCATTATTTTTTTCTCTAATTCTTATATACTCTTCATACAAAGCAGCTTGTCCCCACAAATGTCCTTGTTTATCTTCTACAAAGAACTCTGGTTTAAATCCAGTAGGACCAAAGAACTGCACCATAAACTCAAATGCAAACAAAGTACCTGATTTTTCTTTAGCAAACTCTAAATAAGCAAGTTCTATTTGTCCTTGGTTTAAATTAGCTTTAGATGTATTGGGTGCAACTTTATCTAAATATTTATCTAACTTACCAGATTCGTATAATCTTTTAGGTTCTCCTGCAGATACACCCCATCTAAATACATCAATAGTTTTCTTAGCACGCATTTTTTCTACATCGCTACTATTTTCTGTAATATATTCAAAGTCTTCTGGGTCTAATAACATTGCTCTACCTTTTTTATATACAGGAGATACAGCAAATACATCAGACAATTCTTCTGGTGGTGGGAAATCACCAAATAAAAACTTTTCAAATTCATTAGCCCAACCATATTTAGCACCTAATTTTGTTGTAGCTGTTTCTATTTTTGGTAGTACTTTGTCTATACCAAATGCGACTAATGAGTTAGGACCAGGGACAAATCCTTGTGCTAGTAAGTTAACACCTTGCAATTGTCCCCTAGGTGATATTTGTACATTTTGTTCTCCATCTGTTAACTCATCATCAAATATTAAATTAGACATAAAGCCACCAAATGGATATACAAAGACATCTCTTGTTGGGTCCATAGGGTCAGGTGATATAAATCCATCTTCTGAGCTAGCACCTAAAGCATCTGCTGCTCCACCACCACGTACACCTAAATGTGCTTTTCTTAATACATAAGGGTTTTCTCCAAATAATTGTCCCCAAGTTTGAAATACCTCAAACCATACTTCAATAAACGGAAATACATTTACAAGTTTGTCCGATATTGTATGTCTTTGTTTTGTATCATATAACAATTCTTTAACACCAGCTAATGCATAAGCTTTAGATTCTGTGTTCATTACTTCATAATCTGATATTTTTCCTGGTTTATATAATTTATTAAGCCCAATCATTTCGTCTATAATATCTTGAGGTACACCAGCTTCTTTAGCTTCTTTTATAAATTTACTTCTTAATCCTTTATCAAAATCTTTAAATCTATCTTGTACATACATCCATCTAAATTGTTTAAATGTAGTTGAACGGTTTAAGTAACCAATAGGTTTTGTCATTAATTTATCAAATATTGCTTGATAAGCATTATCCATCATATCTTCTACTTGTCCTAAGAAATTTTGTGGTGTCATGTCTTCAGCTTTATCTACAATTTGAGTAAGAGTACCTGGGTCAATACCATCTTTTTTGTTATAGTATTTACCTAATTCATCAGTAATTTTAGATTTTTTAAACTTTTTAAGAAATACATCTTCTGTACTAAAAAATTCTACAATGTCTTTTTTATTACTACCTGTTGAACCAAACTTTGTAAGTTTGCCTTCAGCTACCATTGTTCTTATAGCAGAGTTACCACCATTGCCACCTTTACGTAATGCATATGTAAAGATACCTTTTTTGTTTTTAACTGCGTCTTTAGCTAAATCAAATGTACCACCAGATATAATTCTTACCCTCGATTCAAGCATTTGTAAATGTTGGTCTAAATCTCTATGATTTTCATCTATAAAGTTTGCAGCCTTTTTCCCTTTGTATCTTATGTATTGCAATCTAGCTTCTTTACCTGCAGGACTAACAATCCATTTTCTTAATTCATCACTACCATAACCATGTCTAGCAACTGCAACTGCTAATGGGTCACTTCTAAGTAATCTAAGTTCGTGATATACAGATTCAACTATTTGTGGTTCAGACATTTCTGCTGTACTTTTACCTAAATATTCTATGTATTTATTATTTTTAGTTTTATTTGCACCGCCAGCCATATCTTCATATCGCATAGTTTTTTGCATAGCTTCCATTACTTCTTCTTGCATTAAAAACTCAACAGCATCTGGATTGTATTGTGCTCCTTTGTATTTACTAAAAGGTAAAGATTCTAATATTTTACCTACACGTGAATTAGGATTATGTGCAGCTAACCATTGAAAATATTCGTACGGTCTATTGTAAACACTAGACAATCCTTTAACTGCTATACGTGCTTGTTCTTCCATAAATACACGAGTAAAGAATGCAGCTCTCATTAAAACAAATGGTTTAAATAAATTTCTTGTATAGAAAGACATAACATTACTTACAAAGTTATTTTCTAATCTTTTAACATTTAATATTCCATCATCAAATGGATTAGGAATAACATCATCTGCTTTGTTCCATGATAAATGTTGTGTTTTATATTTAAGATAATTTTTACTATCAGAAAGAATACTTGTAGCTTTAAATTGATTATCTGGATAAGCTTTAAACAAAGGTCCTAATGCACGTTCTAATAATCTATAATCTAATAACGGTGCAATATTGTCTTGCATTTCACTAAACATAGAACCACTCATAGTTGTTACAGCATTACCTAGTTCATCTGTTGCATAACCTAATTCATTTATTTCAAATCCTCTATAGTTAGAACCAATGTTAGGAAGTATGTTCTTGTCTGCATCAGTAGCATATATTTTCATTTTATTAAGACCTTCAAACATTTGTGCTGCATGGTCTGCTATGTATTCGTGATTACCACCTCTAGCTCTTACCATTTTTAAATCTCTAGAAGCTTGTTGAAAAGCAAAATCTCTATAAGCAGGTTTGTCTAATGGATTAATTTTCATAAAGTCTTGCATAATTTTATTAGCACTGTCTGCGTCATAACCATTAATTTGCAAATGAGATGACAATTGTTTGTATCCTACATTTAAATTATTTAGAGGTATTCCCATGTCAGGAACAACTCCTAATAATTTTCTGTAATAAGGATTGTATGTAGAGTTAAAGTTAGAACTAAAACCTAAGTATCTTTCAAATTTTGGTGCTCCTGCTATATCTAATTTTTCTAATGCATATGATGGTGTAACGTTTTCTAGTTTAGCTAATGCTGATGCTTTATCAGATACAGCATCCATAGTATCAATAATAGCTTCGTTACCTACTTCTACTAACTTAGATGGTTCTTTTCTAGATTGCCTTATAGGAAATACACCCTCACGTAGTTTTCTAGTTTTTTCACCAGCCCAACTTCCAAATGTTCTGTAGTTAGCATTAGGGTTTAAACCAGTAGATTGCATAAATTTATTTACAGCGAGTGAACCAGTCTTAGGTAACATACGTCCTGGCAATGTATAAGGTACCATTTGTCCTGCATCATTACGTATTGCATAACCTGATGATGAAATCATGTCATCAAACATACCTTGTACTTTTCTCCAATCAGTTTCTGTTGCAATGTCTGTTTGAACTTGTGCAGGCAAATGTCTTGTAATTGGATTATTACTAATTAAATACAAGTTATCTTCTTCAGCTAAAGCTTTAAAGAACTCAGTATTAGTACTGTTGTTTAATATTTCGTCTTTTGTAGTTTGAAAGAATCTAGGTACTCTACCAAATAAAGTATGTTCTTTTTTAATTTTTCTAAGAGCTTTTTTAGTAGTGCTTATATCTTTACCAATTGTTTGATTTGTTATTAATTGACCTGCATTATTAACTAATTTA